ATTCGGATGCCCTAGCTAAGGTCATAAGAAGTCGTGACCTTACGGGGTATCTCGACCTCACCGAGGCGTGGGGGCTACAGAGTATTGCTCCCACTGGACGTACAAAGCTTTCAGAAATGCGAGCTAAGTACGCACTTACCAGTCTTATCAAGAAATTTCGTTTTCAGACGGATAAGGAAAAACGCACGACACGGGCTACCGAGATCTTCTTGGCGGCCGAGCTGTCCTGCAAATCTTATAATCACCAAGATTATAAGAACCTTTCTGAACCTGAGACGGACTGGGGCGTGAAAATTCTTCATTACGCCCGAGTATTTTTGGCGAGACTGCTTGGTGACAATTTGCCAGGTCACCGAGAGCTATTAGAAAGGTCTAGGCATGGGCCGGGAGCCACCACGAGCACAGAGAAAGGCCGTATCTCAGCTTATCATAAATACGCTGAGTGGCCCTATCACTGCACGGTCGGAGCTTTCCGGTACGCCCAGTTTGCCATCGCGACTGACCAGAGATGGATCGGAGCCCTTCAAGATTCTTACAGGAGTCGTTTCGGTATACCGAAGCACTATCCTATAGATGAGAGGGAGTTCTGGTCTAAGGTTATTAAAATCGTCGATGGGAACCGAATCACCTTTGTACCCAAGGACGCTCTGAAAGAGCGTACTATTGCGATTGAGCCTACCCTGAATTTGTTTCTTCAACTGGGTGTCGATGGTTTTATCCGAAAGCGCTTAAAGCGTTTCGGTGTGAATCTAGATGACCAGACGAAGAATCAGGAACTAGCTCGATTGGGGAGTTTGCCAAACCAGGAAGATTGCTTTGTTACGATCGACTTAAGTGCGGCCAGTGACTCAGTTAGTACTAAGATCTGCGAGTTGCTGCTACCCAAACAGTGGGTAACTTATCTCATGGATCTGCGGTCCCCTTCGGGGACCTTGGGTGATCAACTCATTGAATACGAGAAGATCTCTTCCATGGGCAACGGTTACACATTCGCATTGGAATCTGCGATTTTCGCGGCTTTAATTTACGCCGTGATGAAAGCAGACGGAGGTGGTTTCGACAGGTCTAAGTTTGCTGTTTTCGG